GCGGCCGCACAAATGCAGATGCATGTCAACCCTTTTTGTAATATTTTTCAAGTTTTTTTGAAATAAAATTAGCGGTATCTCACTGGTGAAACACCGCTAAAAATGCTTAACTTAATGACATTGTCAGCATAATACACTACAAAATAATTACATTGACGTTATAATAGACCCCGTGGTAAACTGTACATGTATAATTTTATCATATGTCAAGGGATTGCCGAAAAATGAGCGGTGATCCCTTTTTTGCTCCCCAGAAAGGGGCAAATATGCACATAAAAAAGGTATCAGTAAGTGAGTTACAAACGGCTGCCTATAATCCAAGAAAAGATTTGCAGCCAGGCGATCCGGAGTATCAGAAGCTGAAAGAATCCATCAGCAAATTTGGCTGTGTAGAGCCTATTGTCTGGAATGAGCGTACCGGAAATGTCGTAGGAGGTCATCAGCGCTTAAAGGTTCTGATCGACCAGGGTGCTGAGGAAGTCGAGGTCAGTGCGGTCAATCTGGAGCTGGTGGAAGAAAAGGCGCTCAACGTGGCCCTGAATAAGATATCAGGCAGCTGGGACATAGACAAACTGGCTGATATCATGCAGGAACTGGTTGAAAAGAACGTTGCTTCAGTTACCGGCTTCAGCGAAAAGGAAATTGCAAAGCTGATAGACCAGGTTGACATTGAGGCGACAATAAACACCATTGGAGAAATTGATCTGAATGATTTTTCCGAAGATAAGTTCCAGTATAAGTGTCCACGGTGTGGTTTTCTTTATTAAGGCAGAGGAGGGGATGGAATATGTATAGGCCATGGAGCCTTAAAGAAATTAATGAGGTTGAACCAAACGGTATCAAGGTGTTTTCCTGCTTCTCCTGTGGTGGCGGATCCACGATGGGATATAAGCTGGCCGGATGCCAGGTGCTGGGCAACTGTGAAATTGATAGCCGGATAAACGAAATGTATAACAAAAATCATCATCCCTTATACTCCTATAACATGGATATAAGGGATTTCTTATCGGTCAGAGATTCAGAACTGCCGGCGGAGCTGTTTCAACTGGATATACTGGACGGTTCACCGCCCTGCAGTGTGTTTTCGCTCGCAGGGAACCGGGAGGATGACTGGGGCCGGGAAAAGAAGTTCAGGGAGGGCCAGGCAGCACAGACTTTGGATGATCTGTTCTTTGAGTTTATCAAAGTCATTGAGAAGCTGAAACCCAAGGTATTTGTCGCAGAGAATGTCAAGGGAATGCTCCTGGGCAGTGCCAGGGGATATGTAAGCGAGGTTATCCGCAGGGTGGAGGCCGCTGGCTATGCGGTTCAGTTATTCTGCCTTAATTCAGCAAGGATGGGAGTACCACAGCGCCGGGAAAGGGTTTTCTTCATCGGGCATCGCAAAGAACTGTCATTACCTGTGCTAAAGCTGGAATTTCATGGGGAATCGATTAAGTTCGGGAAAATAAGAAGTCCTAATGGTCTGCCGGTGACGGAAGAAACCTATCAACTTTTACGGCATAAGGTGCCAACAGATAGGAGTTTAGCAAATATCAATAAGCGGTTGTTCAACCGTGGCAGCCGGTTTAATGCAGCGGTGGTATGGGACAGCATTGTGGCACCTACGATCACATCCAACGGGGAGTTTTTGAGAGCTGTGGATGATATGAAGTTCTCAGATATGGATTTCATCAACTGCCAGAGCTTTCCGGTGGATTATGATTTCAATGGTGCCAGCGTTCAATATGTGTGCGGGATGTCAGTTCCGCCGCTGATGATGAGGGAAATTGCTTCTCAGATTTATGGACAATGGTTTTAATAATTGCCGATACAGGAAACATAGTATTCTTTAATGAGATATGGTATGATATTGTACATAATCGAACAGGAGGATGTATGATGAGAAGTATATGTGATATTAAAGGCCTTGATGAAGTAGATGATGATGAAATTATAGCAAGGTATTATAATTACTCTAAAGTTAAAAGATTGTTGGATAGCCAGGAAATATGGTTTACGGAAGCAGAAATTTTTAGTGACAATTATGAAAGATGCATTCCAAGGGCTTTTTTTAACGGGATGAGTGAAAGTGCTGCTGATTTTTATCAAAAAGTCAATAAAGCTATGAATGGTGTAATAGGTGCTTATATTACATGTTGGAATAAATTTGAATATGAAAACTATGCGATGTGGAAAATATATTGCCAAGATGGTGGTATATGTGTAGTATCTACAGTCAAAAAACTGAGAGAACAGTTAAACAGAAAAGATATTGTGTTTTGTGAAGTAAAATATGTGGACTTTAATTCAAAAGCAGGTGGAAAATCTATTGCACCTTTCGTTTTCTATGCTGATGATAAAAATCCGCCTCATGCTAGAGTATTTGAACTTTTTAAACTCAAACCATATAGTTATGAGAAGGAAATAAGAGGAATAATTTATAAAGAAAAAGGTAAGGGTAATAATGGTTTTGGCGTAAAAGTTTCTTTAAAAGATATGATTGATGAAATCCATATCTCTCCTTTCATGAAAGACGATTGCGCTGCTAGTTTAAAAAACGAGCTTAAGACAGTTTTTAAAGATTCTATCATCAAGGATTCATTAATTAATGAGAAATCTTAAAATATAATAGTTTGATGAAGGCGTTTGTTTTGCAAGCGTCTTTTTTTATTTCTTTTTTAGGGTAATCCTGACTTAAGTAATTAAGAGAAATACAAAACGAAACGAATGAGAGGTGGTGGTATTGAGTGACGCGAGAGCACCGAACTATGAATTAGCCTATGAGGACTATCGAAAAGGCATGAAATATAAGGAGATTGCCGAGAAGTACGGTGTCACGCTCAACACCGTCAAGTCCTGGAAGACTAGATACAGGTGGTCAAAGGATCCCCAAAAAGGTGTGCACACAAAATCAGAAAAGGTGTGCACACAAAAAGGCGGCCAGCCCGGCAACCGGAACGCAGCCGGTCATGGCGGTACCGGCCCGCCGAAAAATAAGAATGCCGAGAAGCACGGCTTATTCTCCAAATGGCTGCCAGAGGAGACTAATGAGATTATGGAGACAGTCCGTGGTATGGATCAGGCAGATATACTTTATGAGAATATCCTGATTCATCAAACTGCTCTTATACGATCCCAGCAGATCATGTATGTCAAGGATCGGGACGACATCACGAAGGAATTGAAGAAAGTCAAGACCGCTACCAGTGGCATGAGTGGAAAGAATAAGTCTTCTGAGTTGGAATATGAGTTCCTGTTTGCCCACGATAAGCAGGCCAGCTACTTACAGGCGCAATCCCGGGCAATGCAGACGCTTCTGTCCATGATTACTAAATTCAAGGAAATGACAGCTCCAGATGATGAGCGGTTGTTACGGCTTGAGCTTATGGAAGCTGAACTGGATAAGCGTAGGAAGGAAGCAGCATCTGTCGCCGATGAGGATAGCGCAGTGGGTGACTGGATTAGTGCAGTCATGGAACCAGGATACAGTGAGGAGGCTGATGCGGAATGAGAAAGCCTGAAGCAAACCAGCGTTGCGACGTCGCAACAGAATCTAAGCGGAAACTCTTTTTCAGAAACCGTGTGCCCCTGTATCGAAAAAATCCTGTCATGTTTGCACGGGAAGTGCTGCAGTTCGAGCCGGATAATTGGCAACAGGAAGCGCTCATGGATCTGGCCAGCAATCCTAAGGTTAGTATTAAGTCCGGTCAGGGTGTCGGAAAAACCGGTATAGAGGCGGTTGCCCTTTTGTGGTTCCTATCCTGTTTTCCATATCCCCGGGTGGTTGCCACGGCACCGACCAAGCAGCAGCTGCATGATGTGTTATGGTCAGAGGTTGCTAAGTGGATGGAACGGTCACCGCTACTGGTTAATATCCTGAAATGGACCAAAACATACATCTACATGAAGGGGCATGAGAAGCGTTGGTTTGCGACGGCCAGAACCGCAACCAAGCCGGAGATCATGCAAGGTTTCCATGAGGATAATATGCTTTTCATCATTGATGAGGCTTCCGGTGTCGCAGAGCCAATCATGGAAGCTATCCTGGGTACCTTATCTGGCGGGAATAATAAGCTTCTGATGTGCGGTAACCCGACTAAGACCAACGGTACATTCTATGACAGCCATGATCAAGATCGAGCGCTGTTCTGTCGTCATACAGTTTCTTCTGAAGATAGTAAAAGAACCAACAAGGAAAACATCAGGTCTCTTATCAAAAAGTACGGATATGATTCCAATGTGGTTCGGGTTCGTGTCCGTGGACTGTTTCCGAAGCAGGAAGATGATGTATTCATCATGCTTGATCTGATTGAGCAGGCAGTGCGGACCGAGAAAAACGTACTTGGCAAAAGGATCGCCTTAGGGGTGGATGTGGCTCGTTACGGGAGCGATGAAACGGTCATGTACGAGAATGCTGACTTCAACTGCCGAATGGTTGAGAATTACCGTGGGCATGGCCTCATGGAAACCGCCGGTCATGTAATCAAACAGTATTACCGGATTATTAAAGAGTACCCGAAATACCAGGGACCGATATACATCAACATTGATGATTGCGGCCTGGGCGGTGGTGTGACTGATCGGCTGAACGAGCTGAAACGTGGAGAGATGAGAAAAGAACTTTCCCGGATGGTTATCGTGCCGGTCAACGCGGCGGAGAAGGTACCGGATCCGGATGAAGCAAAGAACTATGAGAATATGTCTACTTACCTGTGGGCCATAATAAGGGAGTTAATGACCGCTGGCATTCTGTGTCTGGAGGACGACAATGAGACTGTAGCTCAGTTGTCGAGCAGGAAATACCATATGTCCTCCCGGGGGAAGATAATGTTAGAAAGTAAAGACGATATGAAAAAGCGTAATTTGGACAGCCCGGATCGAGCGGATGGGCTTGCACTGAGCTTGTACGAACCTAAAATATTTGATATATCAAGTTTGATTACGTAAAGAGTGAGGCTAAATTTGGAGGGAGGTGAGTATGTGACAAGTGATGATATAACTTTGGATGATATAAATTTGGCAACGAAAAGAGTTATTAATGATTTAGCTGATTCCGGATATAGTCTGGAAGAATCAGAACTGATTTTGGAGCACTCGGTTAAAAGCATCGGATATTTAAAAAAGTTTGTTATTGGTTCTGAAATGAAAAAGCCCCTGATTGAAAAACTCAGGGACTTTAGGGCCTATAATAACGGTCTGATGTCAAAAGAGGCTGATTGTCCATCGGAAAATTCGTTATCAGAAAAATCGTCATTAGGATAACATTCAAAATAAATGTCTAGGGCATGATTAAACTCTTTGGTGTAATTTTGAATATCCTTGGACTTGGTACACGAAGACGCATACAAAAGTCCTTTTAAGGTGTTTATTTCTTTATATGTGAACATCGGTATTTTCTCCTTTCTTAATATGTACTCGGCATGGCAGTGCCTGTAAACAAATTATAAGAGAGAAGAGAGATTTTTACAATAAACAGTCCTGTGATTTTAGGAGAAGGAATGGGAATGGAGGTGAGGAATTGAGTGATAGAAAAAGGCTAAAAGAGTACCAGATAAAGAGTCGGGGGAAAGCCATATTGTCAAAGCAGCAGGGGCCGTATAGAGAAGATGGATATGTGAACATGCTTAATAAGTACGGGACCAGCCAGGATAACAGCGAGGCATACAATTATAAACCGGAAGAGTTCGCTGATGATATGGAGCTTACACGCCTCTATGAAGGGAATGGACTTTTTACCAAGATTATAGATCGACCATCGGAAGAAGCTGTAAAACACGGATTTGATATTGACTATGGTGACGAAAAAATAACTGAATATGTAGAAGATAAGATGGATGAATTGGAGCTGGAGGATAGATTCGCAACTGCTGAAAAGTGGGCGAGGCTATACGGAGGCTCCATTATTGTTATGCTCGTGGACGATGGCAGAGGATTAGAGGAGCCACTGGATTGGAATAATGTCCGGTCCATTGAAGAATTGCGGGTCTTTGAGCGTTCCATCGTGCAGCCGGATTATACCTCTTTGTATACATATAATGCTCATGAGGTTATGGAAAAGCACAGAGAGAGACCAATTGATCAGCCGGAGTATTACACGGTATTCAGTCTGTACGGATACTTTAGAGTACATTATACCCGATGCCTTGTATTCCGGAATGGAAGGTTGCCGGAGCATACGACCAATGCCCTATATCGTTATTGGGGCATTCCCGAATATGTAAAAATCAAACGGGCACTTCGGGAAACTATCACGGCACACAGTGATGGTGTAAAGCTGTTAGAACGAAGCGTGCAGGCTATTTACAAAATGAAAGGTCTGGCAAATCTTTTGGCGACTGAAGATGGTGAGGATCAAGCTATACGAAGGATGCAGGTCATTGATATGGCCCGTGGTATCTTAAATTCTTTGGCGATTGATTCAGAGGGTGAGGATTATGATTTCAAAACCTTGCCGATGGCCGGTGTAAAAGATATTCTGGATTCCACCTGTAATATGCTGTCTGCGGTGACGGATATCCCGCAGACGATTTTGTTTGGTCGGAGTCCGGCAGGTGAAAACAGTACTGGAGATTCTGATTTTGAAAACTACTATAACATGGTTGAGAAGATCCAGAAAATGAACATGAAATCGAACGGCCGCACTGTGATTGACCTGATTTTAAAAGAGGGGAAAGAAAGTGGCCAGATCGAAAAGATACCCGAGTATAAAACGAAGTTTGCCCCTCTGTGGAGTATGAGTGAGACAGAGCAGGTAACCGTTGAACAGACGAAAGCTACCACGGAGCAGATCAAGGCCCAGACGGCGCAAGTCTATGTTGACATGCAGGCGATAGATCCTTCCGAAGTGCGGCAGGCTCTGGCGAAGGGAGACACTTACGATATACAAGAACTGGTCGCGGAAGAGGATGAATTTGATATTCCGGATGATCTGATGGATATTGCGGGAATCAATCTTAACAAAGAGCCAGGAGCCTCGGATGTTGATGATGTGAATGCAGACGGCAGCGAGGTTACCGCAGCAGCCATAATTGTCTGCCGAGACGGAAAGGTACTGGCCGGTGAGCGTTCCGACGGTTCCGGCCTATGTGGCCCCGGCGGCAGGATAGAGGACGGAGAAACACCGGAGCAGGCAGCACAAAGGGAGGCTTTAGAGGAGTTTCGTATCCATACCCATAACTTAATACCTATTGGAACATACAAAGCAACCTCGGGGAAACACAGAGATTCCAAGATATATCTGTGTACCGACTTCACGGGGGAAATGGAACCTGACGGAGAGGAAATGACATCTGCAATTTGGATGCCAATCAATGAGCTGATGGAAAAGGAGTTGTTTCCACCATTCCGGGAATCAATAACCATGTTGCTGAAGGAAATCAGAGGTGATCCAAATGAGTGAGCAGCTGATGAAGCAATATGTCGGACAGCAAACGGAAAAGAAGTTCCGAGGTCATGATAAACTGTATTCCAAGCGTATGCCAAGGGTGCCGGTAAGCCCGGAGCGAGAATACATCCGTGCTGTCAATGACTATATGAAGATCATCCGGGAAGTGATGCAGGAAGAGCTGCCATCTATAAAGCAGGCGTACATGGAAGAAATGCATAGAGCCGATGCTTTGGATACTCATTTTGACGCTATGACCAGTCTTACTTCAATCGTTCACCGAATCTTTGAACGAATGGAGCTTCTGATTCTGGAGAAGGAGAAGAGCTACGGCCTCCGGAAGATTATAGAGGATATTGCGAACCTGAACGGCAAACTGTCCGTGAAGGAATGGAAGAATACCATCAGGGCAACTCTTGGAATTGACATTACCGAAGATTACTACATGGGCGATTTCTTCAAAAAAGCGCTGGGGGATTGGGTAGGCGAGAATGTTGATCTGATCACGACCATTCCCCATGATACTCTTGGGAAAATGAAAGAAATTGTCCTTGAGTGTTACCATAAGGGAACTACGACCACATCATTGATGAAACAGCTCCAGGAAGAGTACGGAGTAAGTAAAAGACATTCCCGGCTGATTGCCCGGGATCAGATTGCAAAACTGAATGCTCAGATTACAAAGGCACAGCAGCAGGATGCAGGTGTTGAAGAATATATCTGGTGGTGTGTTAACGATGGGCGGTCAAGGCAAACTCACAAAGACCTGCACAAAAAGGAATGCAGATGGGACACCCCACAGGAAGTTGCCCCGGGTAGATACTGTCATCCGGGTGAAGATTATCAGTGCCGATGCTTTGCGCGGCCGATATTTAAACGGCACAGCATCAGTGTTCCGATTAAGGAGAAATAACACAACATAATTTGGATGGAGGGATTATGCTTGACCTGGCTATAAAACATAAAGAGGAATTACAGGAAAAGTTCCGCAATACCTGGTTTGATGAAAAATATAAATACTGGGCTTGTGGGAATTATTATGAAGAATCGGAGATTGCAGAATCGACATGGAGTTATCACCAGTTTGTGTCATTGGATTCTTCCGGCAAGGTAATTGGTTACATTAGTTACCATATAGACCGGGGAAATGATTTTGTGGATGGATTAAATATCATCAATTTTTCAGATAACGCAGCTGTCTTTGGTTTAGATGCCGGGAGAGCGATAAGAGATATTTTTGAAAAGTTCCATTTCCGGAAACTCAATTTTGTGGTAGTGATAGGGAACCCCGTCGAAAGTACGTA